TTGTCGGCAATCAGCAGGCATTCCTCAGCCATAGCGTCGTATCCGGCTTCCCGTGCGCGTGCGATGTGTGCAGAAAGTTCTTCGTCCTGAGCCATCCAAAGATACACCGTCCGCCAATACGGCATACCGTCCATACGGCAGATTTCCCTGAGTGGCACTCCCTCGCTTAGGAGTTCGCACATCTTCTGGGCGATCTCGGGGTTGTACTTGGAGGGACGGCCCATCTTCTTGGGCTCTTGGGGAGTTTGCGCGGCCTGGGTGGTATCTACCCCTTGGTCAGGGGCTTTGGAGGGCTCTGCGGCGGTTTTGGTGGCTTTCCGTGGCATCTCGTACTTTCAGAGACATTGGACTGCCGGGGAGTTTAACTCGCGGTTTGGGGTTTTGGGTAGTTGGCGGCTTCCCATGAAGCAGGGCTTTTGCCTCTATTGCAGTTCTCGGTTGAGATTGGCGCAAGGCGCTAACCCGTTGCGCCGCCGACCAACACGACTGGGGACTGGCTTGTACATATGCACCGGACAGAATACATACGCCTCCTGCCCACCAATCCCCATGCGTGTTGGCCCCGTCTTTCCGGGATGTCAGCGGCTCTAATTTTCTCCGCCCGCCACCGCAGTTAAGGATTGCGGCTCCTTGTACCCCTAATTTTACGGTTAAGTGATTGATTTCACAAGTGTTTTACAGCCACGGGAAGTGGTAAGCCCAGTACGCTGACTCGCTCTCGCAGATCCAGTACCACTGGGCTTGTGAGAGGAGGCCCTCTGCCTCAGCGATGGCCTCGTCCAGGCTGATCAGGTCTTGCAGGCTCATGCGTAGATCTCCTGCAGTTCGGACTCAATACGCTCCATGTCGCAGGTCTCACCGTCTACTCGCTTGCCTTCCATGTCGAGGACCGTGTAGTCGATCTCAAGCCAACCCAGGTCATAGATGGACTCCATGAGGTGGCAGCGCGGATGGCGGGCGACCTTGTGGATCACCACCTCGAACAACTCTTCGCCCACATAGATGTATTCACGGTTCTTTTTCATCATCTTGCTCCAGTTACCCTGCGTTGTGCAGTGCTTGCAGTTTAACACGAAGTTGGAGTCAAGGGTCAACTAGGTACTTTCCCTTGTACTTCTTGTTGTATTCGCCTGCCGATCCATCGCACCACAGGAACCGCCCAACTGTTGCCTAGAGCCTTGTATCGAGGCCCATCAGGGCATTCATCCACAGGTTTTCCGCGCCAGGGGATGGCTGTGTACCCATCAGGAAAACCCTGTAGCCGTTCGCACTCCATAGGCGTCAGGCGGCGCACTTGCATCCCATGGGAGGCAATGTCGCCGGGTCGGCCAGTTGTTTGATTTGCGCCAACCGAAAGAGTGTCAGCGACCTCACAAGCCGTTGCCTGCGTGGCCTGCATCACCGACCAAACTTGCTGCGTTACCTCGGTGCTTTGAGGGCTACGGCTAGGATTGTTGGCGGCGGTCAGGGTTGGAGCCATGATCGGTTGTGCAACCGCATGGCTATGCCCCTTGGTCAAGGTGTATGAAGGAGCACCAGGTTGGAAGTCGCCAAAAGAATGACTGTCACCGCGCCCGATGTGGTTCATGGTGTCTATCGGGATTGGCTGCATCACCGCCGTGCCGCCTTGAGAACAAGTCGGGTTCAAGCCTGAAGCGGCATCTAGCGTCTTGCTTGTGTCCTCATCCATTCGGACATAGAACCCGCCTTCTGGGCGGTCTGATCGCTTGTTGCCGCCATAAAAGTTGACAGGCTGCATCACCGCCGCAGTCGCATTCTCATTGGCCCCGATGCTGTGACAGACCTCGGTGCTATGGATCGGGTCTTGAGTGGGGTGAAAGGCCATCGGAACGATGTACTCGTCCTTGGTGTCTCCGCTTCTCGCCCCATGGCCTGAGCCACCATTGGGCGCACCTGCGCGAAGCGTGGGCATCGTGTCGCAATGCACTACTGGCACCAAGTGCGAATGCCCGTGGTTCGCATCTTGGCCAGAGCAACCTTGTAGCCTGCCAAATGAAGCATCAAGGGTAGCGGCGACGGGCACCAATGGCGTTCCCCGACCAGTTCCATCCTCAGAGGCGTCAAAGCCCTCGCCGCGCAAGGTGTGGGTCACCATATGACCCTGCATGGCATCCTGAACGCTTATGCTTTGTCCTGTTCTAGCGCAGAGACTTCCTGGCACGAAGTCTTCTGTTTCTGAGTCGAAACGCTTTCCAATGCCTGCCGTAAGGCATTTGGCAGTTCCTTGCCCCGTTTCTCGGCTCGGCGCAGTATCCCGGCGCAGGCCGTCGAACTCAAAAAGAACCGTTGCGGGATCGAAGTCGTCTCGAGCACTTGCGACAACGAACACACGGCGGCGTCGTTGGGCCACGCCGAAATATTGGGCATCCAAGACCCGCCATGAGACTGTGCGCTTGGGGCCATCAACGCAACCCGCATCCGGCCAACCGTCGGGCGCAATAAGTGGCTCATCACCCCCGCATAGTTGTGCGAGGAAGCATCCGAAGGCGTTGTCGGCTGTTGAGAGGACTCCTGGCACGTTCTCCCAAAAGACGATTGCGGGGGGGAGTCCGCGAACAGATCGAACTGAGTCAATGACATCTGCAATCTCACAGAAAGTTAATGAAAGGTTGCCTCGAGCATCTGCCAAGGATTTTCTCTGTCCAGCCACGCTGAAAGCCTGACAGGGAGTTCCCCCGCAGAACAGGTCGGGAGCCTCAACCTCCCCGCTTTGAATGCGTTCTGGCAGGGTTGTCATGTCTCCCAAGTTGGGAGTTTCAGGGTAGTAGTGCTTGAGAACAGCAGAGGGGAACGGCTCAATCTCGCTGAACCAGGCCGCCTCCCAACCCAAAGGATTCCAAGCCACGCTTGCGGCTTCAATGCCGGAACAGACACTTCCAAATTTCATGGTCAGAATGGGGCAGAGGGAAAAGAGAGCCAACGCTTGATTGTCAAGACTTTCTGCTTTCTTTTCAAAGATTTGAGGTTGTCGGGCGTTGTGTAGGTGAAGGGCCACCAGTTTGGTGTTTGGACTAGCCCGGTCTCCAGACCAGGAGATCCATCAGCAGCACTGAGATGGCGAACAGGTACACCAGTATCCAACCCAACAGGCACACGCCCGCGGCGATGCGTTCTTCTGTCTTCATTCACACTATCTCCTTGATTTTGTAGTCCTTAAACACTGCTCCAAGGGCCTTGCTGCCCACCTCGCAGTTCTTCACCCAGACTTTCTTGCCGGATTTCATGTTGCGCCAATGCCCGCGACGCTCGTGCCATCTTGGGCTTGCGTGCGTTCCTCCTTGATCGGCGCTTCTGGGCTTGGTAGGCTCAATGACTACGGTCTTCCAGTCGTAGGTCGGAGTCTTGCCTTGACGGGCTTTCTTCTCCCAGTTGGCCCGCTTGATGGGCTGATACCCGGTAGCGGGCGAGATCTCCAAGGACTCTAGGAAGGCCGCGACAAAGGCCAGGACTCCGGTTGCAGGACTGGTGCGGTAGTCAAACGGCGTTCCATCCTTGTGCCTTACCTTGATCCCCTCATCATCAACGGTGAAAAAGAACGGCGCGACTTCGCGCAACTTTTTGTCTTCAATTTGAAACGCACCCACCCCCGTAACATCGTCAGACCTGAAGATGAACATGAAGGCCTTCTTGTCCTCGTAGGCGCACACCAACGCCGTTTTGGGATATGGCAAGGGCCGAGACAGAATTTCGCTGATAACTGCTTGCTCCTTGCGGTAGGCGCCGGTCATGTCGAACCAGTGATACTCCACCGCTCCCGCCGGGTTCATGGCAACGAATTCTTGGATCAGGGGCGTCAAATCTGTCTCCAGAGAAGGGGCCGAAGCCCCGGTTGATCAGCGAGGGGAAGTACGGACGGAGAAACTAGCCGACACCTTGGTGAACTTCTTGTAGGTGTCCTCGCCGTATTCCTTCACGAAGGCGGCCTTGTCGAAGATCGACTTGTTGGCCTCGATCACCGAAGCCTTGAAGTAGTTGCCCTCGAACACCGAGCCGCCGCCGTTGGTGGCGACATCCTTCATCGCGCCCTTGATCTCCTCGGCCTTGGCCGTCAGTTCGGCGATCTGCGCCAGGATCAGGCCGAGTTCGTCAGCAGCCAGGAGAGGGATGTTGTTTGCGTCCATGATCAGTTACCTTTCAGTTACCCTGCAGCACCGTGCTGCAGTGGTGTGAACTTTAATTTGAAATCAAAGTCCGTGTCTAGCGATAAACCCTATCTTTTACTCGGAATTAAAAGTTCAAGGGTGTCGGCCAGGATGTCCAGTTCGCCTGTGCTATGGCGCTTGAAGTCGTCCCTAGTGCCGTGCC